AATATTGGTCGGCTAACCCCTATATACCCCCTAGGGTATAGATGTAAGGCCCCCGGGTAGGGGTAAGTTATTATTGTACCAACAAATTCAAAACTGTCAAGTAAAAAATTTTTTTTATAGAAAATACTTGACAACTAGCTAATATCGAATACAATATAATAAACTGTATTTAAGATAAATATTGTCTAGCACACTTTTCTACACCTTTGACAGACAGATACAGGGAAATAGTGGTGCTAAAGACACATAGGCCTATGATTTCAAATTTATTACCGCAGAAGCAAAAACCAAAGAAGGAGCTTACCATTAAGCAAACCACTTTCGTAGATGAACTTATGGCGAATGGTGGTAACATCAGCCAAGCTATGAAAGTAGCAGGTTATCATGATGGTTCTCGTAATTGGCTTATTGAATCTGTACGTGATAATATCATCGAACGTACAAAACAAGAACTAGCACTTAATGGCCCTAAAGCGGCTACCCGACTAGTTAATACATTAGATGAAGACGGAACAACACCAAAGGGTGACTTACGCTTAAAAGCGGCAGAAAGCATATTGAATAGAATTGGTATCGGCTCTAATGATGCCGTAGACCATAATGTACAGGTAACACACGGAGTGGTTCTGTTACCAAGTAAGAAAGAAGAACCTATCCAGATAAATGAAAACGAATGATGTACGAAGAACTTCCACTATACCCTTCGGATATGAGCTCGGAGAAGACGGTAAGACGTTACTCCCTATCCAACAGGAGCTTGATGCGTATACAAAGGCTAAACAGTATCTTCAAACTTGCTCTTATAGGGAAGTTGCTAGTTGGCTATCCGCAACCACCAAGCGGCCTATTAGTGCCCAAGGGTTACGAAAGAAGGTTTTAAATGAGCGACAACAAAATGAAGGAGATGGACAAGAACATCAAGAACATTGAGTTTGATAAGAACATACAAAGTTTAATTGATAAAGGTCTTGTTATGAAAGTTGGTAGTGGTTTTAAATTAACACCACTAGGACAAGCGTTATTTGGAGACATGAAGAATATAAAACCAAACAAATTAGGGGGAATGATGCAAAAAATGCAAGCAGGCGGAGAAAAATTAGAAAATCCAGAGAAAGCAGACTTAAATAAAGATGGTAAACTGTCTGGATATGAAAAAAAGCGTGGAAAAGCTATAGAAAAGAACATGAAAAAAGATAAAATGAACAAAAGATATGGCGGAAAAGTAAGAACTCCGTCAAATTTTGGCTTATAGAGTGAATGATATACCAGAACCTAAAAAAAAGCGTCAGTATAATTACAGCACAGCTACAAAAGTTAAAAATGCGGCTCAAAAAAGGCTTAGAGAAGCTAAAAAAACTGCTGATAACAAAAAAAGGCAACTCAAAAACCAAAAAGACAAAGTAAGATACCTAGAAACTAGTCTAAAAAAGATAGAAGGTACGCTAAATGGTAAAAAACCATCTGTAATAACAGATGATGAGCTAAAAGTTGCACCAAAAGCAGTTAGAGAACACGTTACAGACGATAGTAACGTTATCTTTAGACCTAATACAGGGCCACAAACAGATTTCCTAGCCGCACCAGAGCGTGATGTACTTTACGGAGGAGCGGCAGGCGGAGGAAAATCATACGCATTGCTAGTTGATTTACTACGGTATGCGGATATGTCGGAACATCGTGCATTACTCCTCAGACGTACTTTAAATGAGCTAACAGAGTTAGTTGATAAAAGTAAACAGATATATCCAAAAGCATTTCCGGGTGCTGTTTTCAAAGAAGCAAAGTCAATGTGGGTTTTTCCTAGTGGAGCTACGGCTTGGTTTTCATATCTGGATAAAGATACAGATGTAACAAGGTATCAAGGACAATCTTTTACATGGATTGGAGTTGATGAGATAACACACTATCCTACACCTTATGTCTGGGAATATCTTCGTTCTCGTTTAAGAACAACAAATCCCGGTATAAAAGCATACATGCGGTGCACAGCTAACCCCGGCGGTGTCGGAGGTTGGTGGGTTAAGAAAATGTATATTGACCCTGCACCACCAGACGAACCATTTCCTGCACAGGATATAGAAACGAAACAATCTTACCTATGGCCTGTAGGACATGAAAAGGCAGGGCAACCTTTATTCTTGCGTAAGTTTATACCTGCAAGATTAACAGATAACCCATACTTAATGCAGGATGGTCAGTACGAAGCCATGCTACGTTCTTTACCAGAAATAGAACGTAAAAGACTTTTAGATGGTGATTGGGATGTTGCAGAAGGAGCGGCATTTCCAGAGTTTGAAAGGTCACTACACATTGTAAAACCTTTTGACATAGCACCATCGTGGCCAAGATTAAGAGCGGCCGATTATGGTTTTGCTTCACCCTCATGTGTTTTATGGGGTGCTGTAGATTGGGATGGAAACTTAATTATTTATCGTGAATTATACGGTAAACAGTATACAGGCGAGTCATTAGCTAGGGTAATATTACAAATGGAGCGTAATGATAGACCTGCTAGCACTTCTGTTTTAGATGCAAGTTGTTGGAATAAAACAGGACATGGAATGAGCATAGCAGAAACAATGATGCGTAATGGCGTTCGATGGACACCTTCAGATAGAAATAGACTTGCAGGTAAAATGGAAATACACAGACGTTTGTCTCTTGATAATGGTAAACCATCATTATACATATTTGAGACTTGTACGAATTTAATTAGAACTTTAGGTAACATACCTACATCAAAGTTAAATACGGAAGATGTAGATACAAAAGCTGAAGACCATGCATATGATGCATTAAGATACATGGTTATGACAAGGCAATCAAACAAACCTACTGTTCCAGATATATTAAAAGATATTAAGCAAAAGGCTTATCAACCCGAAGACATGGTTTTCGGATATTAACCAAAAGGAGTAAAAATGAAAACTGCAAAGAATCCCGTAGATGGAAGCATACTTAACTCTACTCAAGAAACTGGCTATCTAAGTCCGGCTAACGAAAAAGCTGTAGCAAAAGAAAAGCCACAATTCTCTACAGAAATTAATGAACCAAACCAAACATTAATTTTAGAAGCAGGGAAAAAGGGTAAAGGTAAAGCACAAGTAGATGCTTTTATTATGAACTCAAGCGAAGATAAAGATTATTAAAAGGAAAACAAATGGCTGATGACGCACAAGATACAGCGTCTACGTTACCACCAGAAGATGCTCCGGGCATCGTTGGTTATGTATTAGAAAAATATAATGAGTCTAAGATGGCTCGTTATACACATGAACAACGATGGTTAAAAGCATTTAAAAACTATCGTGGTATTTATGATTCTTCTACACAATTTCGTAGTACAGAGAAAAGTAAAGTTTTTGTAAAGATAACAAAAACAAAAGTTTTGGCCGCCTATGGTCAAATAGTAGATGTATTATTTGCTAACAAAAGATTTCCTATTACAGTAGCATCAAGTCCTGTACCAGAAGGCATTGATGAAACTGCACATTTAGGAATACCGGGAGAGGAACAGCTACGTTCTTCTGTTGGTTTTCCGGGTGATGGAAATCAAATATTACCCGGTGCTTTAGAAGCGACACCTATTCAAGGTGGAGCTAATTTAGGTGGATTAGAATCAGAATATCAAGGTGCAAACTTACAGTCTGGTAAAGGTCGTATACCAAATCAGCCAGAGATACATCCTGCAAATGAAACGGCACGTAGGATGGAAAAACTAATACATGACCAGTTGTTAGATACAAACGCTACCAACGTTCTACGTCATGCTATATTTGAATCTGTATTACTTGGAACTGGTATCGTAAAAGGGCCATTTAATTATGCAAAGACAGTTCATCGTTGGGATATGGTCAACGGTGAAAAGATGTATGCACCATACAACAAAGAAGTTCCAAAGTTAGAAGCAGTAAGTTGTTGGGATTTCTTTCCAGACCCAGATGCAACATCTGTAAATGATTCTAACTATGTAATACAAAGACATAAGTTTACTCGTAATGGTTTACGTGATTTAGTAAATCATCCATACTTTGACCCAGAAGCAATTGCTGAGTGTTTAGAGATGGGAGCTAATTACACCACTGAATACTATGAAGATATTATACAATCTTATGACACACAAAGTGGTAGTTATGATGTTGATAGATATGAAGTATACGAGTATTGGGGAACATTAGATAACTCACTAGCATCTGAAATAGGTTTAGAAACAGGTGATAGTTCAGCGTTAGATGAAGTACAGATAAACGCATGGATATGTAATGGTAAAGTTTTACGTGCAGTATTAAATCCATTTACTCCGGAAAGAATACCATTCCAAACTGTACCATATGAAATAAATCCATATCAATTATTTGGTGTAGGTGTTCCAGAAAACATGGAAGATGCACAGTTGCTTATGAACGGACATGTTCGTATGGCAATAGATAACTTAGCGTTAGCAGGTAATTTAGTATTTGATGTTGATGAAGCATCATTAGTGCCCGGACAAAACATGGATATATTTCCGGGTAAAATATTTAGACGACAATCTGGTGTTACAGGAACAGCTATTAATGGATTAAAGTTTCCTAATACAGCAGGAGAAAATTTACAAATGTATATGCAAGCAAGACAGCTTGCTGATGAAGAAACAGGAATACCGTCTGTTATGCATGGTCAAACAGGTGTAACAGGAACGGGTAGAACAGCATCTGGATTATCAATGTTGTTAAGTGGTGCAAGTCTATCAATAAAAACAGTAATGAAAAATATTGATGACTTTTTATTAAAGCCACTTGGTGAAGCAATGTTTCAATGGAACATGCAATTTGATGAAGAGAACCCAGATATTATTGGTGATTTGGAAATTAAACCACATGGTGTTGCAAGTGTAATGCAAAAAGAAGTTAGGTCACAAAGACTAACTGCATTATTACAAACAGTAGCTAATCCTATGTTAGCACCATTTATTAAAATACCAAATCTAATTAGGGAGTTAGCAATTGCACAAGACATTGACCCAGATAGTCTAGTCAATGATATTAATGATGCACAAATATTTGCAGAAATGCTGAAAGGTTTAAATGTTGGACAACAAACTGGCGAGCAAACTCAAGGCCCTAATCAACAACAAGACGGCATGGGAGGCACTGGAGGAATACCTGCAGGCGGAAACCCAGAAGACCCATCGGGCGTTGGTGGTGGCACAATCGGAACAGGAAATGTTCCGCAGTCAGGGGAAAGCAATTTTACTGGAAACCCTCCTCAAGCTGAAGAGTAACGTACAAGATTTTGAAAAGAATAACAGGGAGAAATAATGGCTGAAGAATTTTTAGCAACAGGTATATCACAAGATGATGCCGCACTG